AGCACTCAGGGACGACTTCATTGAAGAGCATAGTGCTGAGCTATATGAACATACGGTGACTCTCTGTCATCACCATCATTTAGCCCTACATAAAATTTACGGAAAAGATCCTGCGCTAGGGACTGCAAAGAAACAAATGCGCTGGGTTGAGATTCAAAGAGAAAAACATGGCTTGGTACAATAAAATATTAGGTAGAACAGAAAAGTTGAATCCAGCTCAGTTTCTTGACGTTGCTGAGGTTCAGGGATCTCGCGAAAATACTCTTAGTTACGAGCGTGCCTACGAAGAAATAGAAATCGTAAATCGTGGCGTAAACATGATCGTAGATGACGTTGCTGAGATTCCTACTATAGTAAAGCCTAACACAAATACAAGAGGTGTAGTTTCAGGCATTAAGCGTGTCAAGGTAGAGGCGTTACTAAACCGCGAACCTAACCCTTATCAAGATATTAACACCTTTCGCCGAAATCTAGTTACAGACTTTATACTTGATGGCAACATCTTTGTCTACTTTGATGGGGCTCATATGTATCACCTACCTGCTGAAAAAGTTATTATTCATGCAGACGAAAAAACGTACATCGAAAAATATACTCTTAATGATGTAGATTTCTCTCCTGAAGAGATTATTCATGTTAAAGAGAACTCTTTCCACTCTATCTACCGTGGTGTACCTCGTTTGAGTCCAGCAGCCCGTACTATGAACCTTATGTCTTCTATGCGTAGATTTCAGGATAACTTCTTTAAGAATGGTGCTGTTCCTGGGCTTGTACTCAAGTCTCCCAACACCCTTTCAGAGAAGATTAAAGATCGTATGATGGTAGCGTGGCAGCACCGCTATAGACCTGATTCCGGTGGCCGACGCCCTCTCATTCTAGATGGCGGAATAGAAGTAGACCCTATTTCTAATATAAGTTTTAAAGATTTGGACTTTCAAAGTGCAATTTTAGATAACGAAAAGATTATTTTAAAGGCACTCGGAATCCCTCCGATCCTTTTAGACTCTGGTAATAACGCTAACATTCGACCAAATTTACGACTTTATTATTTGGAGACTATACTTCCTATAGTTCGAAAAATCAATTTTGCAATGACTCGATTCTACGGTTTTGAGTGTGTTGAAGATATTACGAATATACCTGCATTAGCACCAGAACTAAGTGACGCTTCTAGCTACTATACCTCTCTCGTAAACGGTGGGATTATTACAGCCGCTGAAGCACGTGAGGCTTTAGGCTTTGACGAGATAGAGGGTACACAAGATATTAGAGTCCCTGCAAATATAGCAGGATCCGCAGCTAACCCTAGCGAAGGCGGAAGACCAGTTGAGGAGACTGAAGATGAATAAAATTAAATCAAACAAGGCCACAAAACTACTTTGTGCCTTTTTCCTAAAAGAAGAAAAGATTTACACAGAAAAAGAGTATATCGCACTTGGTAACAAACAACCTGTTACAGGTGTTACTATCCGATATATCTTTGGTGGATACCCCGGACTTTTAATCGCTGTTAAGAATAGCTCGTTCTGGGACACTATTAAACATTTAGAGGTTTCAACCTCTAAAGTACAAGCTACAGTTAAACCTGTAGAAACTAAAGCACCTGCTAAGCCAACACCTGCTAAAAAGCCTGTAGTTACTAAGCCTGCTAAAGTTAAAGTGGAGAAGAAAGATGGATAAGATGTTTAATCTTACTTCCACGTTTAAGTCTCACGAAGCTGATGATGGTTCCGTGATGATCCGTGGTATGGCAAGTACTGCTGACTTTGATCGCGCAGGCGACTCAATTTCAATAGAGGCTTGGCAGAAAGGTGGTTTAAAGAATTTCGAAAAAAACCCAATTATTCTATTTAATCATGATTATAATAGACCTATTGGTCGAGCCACGGGTTTGAAGGCCGGACCCAATGGCCTAGAGTTAGAATGTAAGATCAGCAAAAATGCCCCTGGCAATGTAGCTGAGCTTGTTAAAGACGGTGTCCTTGGAGCCTTTTCCGTCGGTTTCAAAGTCAAGGACGCGGATTACTTAAAGGAAACTGATGGACTAATGATTAAGGACGCTGAGTTGTTTGAGGTATCGGTTGTTTCCGTACCTTGTAATCAGGCAGCTACTTTTTCGCTCGCGAAGTCTTTTGACTCATCTACTGAGTACGAAGAATTCAAAAAAACTTTCACTAATCGTGTAGATCTAGCCGGTCAGTCTCTGGCTAAGGACGAAGTCAATACTTCAAATGTAGCTAGTGACCACACACCGAAAAGCGCGGAACTTATTTCCGCAGATCAGGAGATCAAAATGGACAATCAAAACATCGACTTGGAAGCTTTTGCAAAGAAAGTAGCTGAAGATACAGCTGCTAAAATCGCAATGAAGCAAGCCGAGCAAAAAGCAGCTGAGAAAGCCGAAGCTGAAAAACAAGCAGCACTCGTCGAAGCACAGGACATCAAAGTTAAGACTGGCATTCAGTCTGGCGTTGAAACTCTCGTAGCTGACATGGAAGCTAAAATGGCCTCTAAAGACGCAGACATCGCTGACATCTTAGCGAAGCATAAAGCTGACCTCGACGAGAAAGCTGTCGAAATCGCTGCTATGCAGAACAGCAAGAAGAGCTTTGGCCGAGGCGACGGAGACCTGAGCAAGTTTGGTAAGGACTTCCTTCACGCCACTGTACTTGGTAAAGTCACTGGTAAAGGCATGGACACTAAGTTCGGTCAGGACCTTTTAAGCAAAGCAGGTGTTCAATTTGACACTAACGCAGCTACTATCGACACTATCGTTTCAACTACTTTTGAAGAAGAGGTTAGGTTGTCTCAGAAAGTTGCTGGTCTGTTTAAAGAAATGCAAGTTAACTCTGGCGCAACTGTACTTCCTTTGATGGATGACACTAACATGGCAACTTTCTCTGGTGAAGGTATTGGTAACGGTATCTTAGAAAACCGTACCCAAGTAGCTGCTAACGAGTTTGAATTGCGTGAAGTAACTGCACTTGCTAAGCGTCTTATCTCTGGTACTTATATCGGTGCTGATACTGACGAGCAAGTTGTTGTAACTATCCTGCCAATGATCTTGTCTGCTCTAGCTCGTGCTCACGCTCGTGCAATTGATGGCGCTTTCACTGTTGGTAATGCTTCAATCACAGGTCTTGTTGGTGCAGCGGGCACTGACGGTGCTGGTTCCTTCTTGGCGGGTGATTCTACCACTGTAGATGATCTAGCTGTTAACGGCAGTGCGAACCTTACTGCTGCTATGCTCATGTCTGCTCGTGGCGAAATGGGCAAGTATGGTATCAACCCTGCTGACGTTGCTTACATCGTTAACGTCGAAGAGTACTACAACCTAGTAAATGACCCTGCTTTTGCTGACGTTAGTGAAGTTGGTAACGACTTAGCTGCTAAAGTAACAGGTGTTATGGGTTCTGTATATGGCTCTCCAGTAGTTGTATGTGACCAGTTTGCACGTGGAGCTAACAAGACCGCTGCTGTTGCGGTTAACGTTAACAACTATGTTGTGCCTCGCCTGAAAGGTGTTAGTATCGAAAGTGATTACGAGACTGCAAATCAGCGCACTGCTATTGTTGCTTCTCAGTCACTCGGCTTTACTGAATTGTTTGCAGGTGCCACCGGCGACCTTCCTTCAGTTCGTATCGAATACGCTGCATCTTAATTGTAGAAGAGTAATAAAACGAGGGGGAGTTCGCTCCCCTAAGTTTTTACTAATGGACTTATAAAAATATGGCAAACTTAATCACTTTAGACGAATACAAAGAAGCTATGAAACTTACTGGCTACGGCGATGACGTACGTCTTGAATCTTTAGTGACCTCTGTGAGTCAATTAGTAAAAACTTATTGTAATAGTACTATAGTAGACTTTTACAACGATGATAAAGTAGAAACCTTCAATGTAGAGTACAGCACTCATATGGTATCCTTACAGGAAACGCCTTTAGTCTCTGTAGTATCTGTAGAAGAACGAAGCTCTCTTATCGGTAGCTATACTACACTTAGCGAGGCTTCTGGTCAGTATTATGTAGACTATGATACAGATAGTATTTTTAGAACTACTGGAGCTAATGGGTATAAAAACTTCCCTGCCGGCCCAGGCTCTATTAAGGTTACATATAAGGGAGGCTATCCATCCTGTCCAGCAGACCTTAAACTTGCAGTAATTGATTTAGTTACATACTATCATAAAGACGAGTACAAGCAGCGTCAAACTTTATCAGGCGCAAGCATCCAGAATCAAGGTACGTCTGGGCAGTCTGGTAATGTAGGCTTCCCCGACCATATCAAACGTGTTCTGGATTTATATAAGAACTTCTAAGTGAGTACCTCATCCTTAGTAGCATTTCTAGAGGATTTTAAGAAGGATCTCGACGGCACTTCTGCAGACGCTAAACGTTTAGAGTATAATCTGCAGACCCATAGATTTACATACCAAGAAGGTATCTTCCTGGCAGAGATGTTAGCAGACTTGAAGTCACGTAAGATAATAATGACTCAAAAACGCAAGGCCGAGGTTACTCGATTAGCAAGTCTTTTCAGTGCCGACTTATATAACTTTTTTGTAAAACTCAATGCTTCCGCACCTGATGCAAAAGGCTTTGTCAGGTTTACAGGATCTTCTAAGAGCTTTGCCTTCATCTTTACAACAGATGTTAGAACAGGCAAACCACCTAATACGTGGAAAAGTGTACAAGGACAAGCAGATGTATTTGACAAAATAAAAGTCTCTTATAGTGCTGCATACCTAAAATTTTTCTATGGTGTTCGTAAGCTGTTCGAAGGTTCAAAGGCAGAGCAGCAGTTTAATGACTCTTATAAGACAAAAGGTCAGATGGGCCAATCAGGACACGCAGAAGGCAAGGGTATTATCGAAAGTATGACAAGAGAGTTTTTTGATAACCATGCCCACAAGGTTTACTCTAAATGCTGCAACAATACGGCCATAGGAGAAGATGCTCTTATAGCAGATTTAGCCTCTTTGGGTGTAGACCTAGAGTTTATGCGAGACACTAAAGGCATGATACAAGAGATTTCTCTCATTGGTGCAGCCGCCAATAATAGAGCAGGCGCAAAGGTGAAAGCAGACTTCAAAGCTGCTAAAACTAGACTAGAAGAATTACTAAACAATCCGTCTATAATTGAAGAGATGGCAGATTTACAAGGCTCTGACAGTTTTACTACTATTAAGAAAAAAGAGATACTCGAAAAGACCACCAAGGCTTTTAAAAAGTCAAAAAATGCAAAAGTAAAAACAGATAGCACAAAGGTGCGTCACAGTAAGAAAACTGTATCCTCGAAGTCAAAAAGTAGAGCTAAGAAAGCTGCAAGCAGTAAGTCTTCCCCTAATTTAAAAGGTGTGGTAGGCCTCAAAGCGGCTAGGACTACTAAGTCCAAATTCTCTAATCTGACTGATATAGCAGCTAAGCTAAATAAAGGCTTACCCGAAAGAGTAAGAGCCAATATGCAAGAACCTGGCATA